TTTCTACATTGAAACACTCTTCTAGAAACATAACAAGTTCTACCATCGCTAGACTGTCTAGCTGCAGGTCATCAGCAAGTTTACTATCCCAAGTAACTTCTGCTTCAAGTTTCTGTGTTTCTCCCAAAGTTTCAACGATTGCTAACTTAGCAACTTTGAGCATGGTCGCTTTAGAGATCCTCTTACTGTCCTTAAGAATTTGCTTGATCTCTGCGTAGGTTTGATTATAAGACATTAAACGTAAACTACCTCATTACTTAAACATGTTTCTCGAACAAAGTCGAGTATATTGATGAACTGGTCACCATCATCACAATCAATTGTTTTGATATTCCCGTCACTACCTAATAGTGTAAACCTTCTTTTAGGAATGTCAACCGTTATCTTATCGAGAACCTCGTCCTCATCGTTGTAAAAATTCATAGTGAAACTCCTTCTGTACGAAGATTATAGCAAATTATTTTAGGTTTGTAAAGTAGGGTGTGTCACTTTGTCTACTGGCACGACGGTTCACCTCCGATGCCTTGTCCATAAGAGACTTACCTGTATCACGATTCTGCATCATGTGCTTGACCATATCTGTATTATTTTTCTCTTCTCTAACTAATTCTTCGACGTAATCGTCTAAATGCTTTGCAAGAATGTTTTTTAAAAACATAGCCTCTTGCTTTGTGACTGACATATGAAAGGCCATTTGTGTTTTTTAACTCGACAATCAATTCAAATAGATAGCAGATGCATCCATGTCTATGTTGCCACCTGCTGATACTACATAGTTGCCACTGGTTGCAGTATTCATTACCCCAGAGACATTAATATCATAACCAGCTGATGCGGGTGCGGATATCATTCCATCGAATGCTCCTCCATTTATACAACTAAAACTAGCACCACTAATTTTAGTTCTAACTTTACCACCCACGTCGGTCATAAAATTACCACCGACTTTATCGTATCTGCAGTTCTCTGCACCGATACGAACATCTCCATCACTCTTTATTGAGAATGTAGATGATTCTTTTTGGATTTTAACTTCATAATTACCTTTGACGTTCTCTTTAATAGAACCACCTTCACTCAAATCATTTAATAAGAAGGTTGTTTTGTTTTCATATGAGTTGGAACTGAGTTTCATCTGGTTCTTTGAAGACAAAGCCATGTTCTCTTCAGCTCTCACATACATGACACCACCACACTTCATTTCCCAGTTACCGTTGACTTGATCGTAACGGTTACCCTCAACCTCTGTGTGCATATCACCTTCAACATATAGGTTGACATCACCTATAACTTGAAGAACTACTCTATCAGTATCAACATCAGTACCTACCTTTATAACAAGATTATGGTCTGATAAGATATATGTATCATTGTAAGACTTTAGAGTTGTGTTCTGTTTCTCATCCAAATCAAGGAAATTTCCATTTGTATTCAACAAACGGATCCTTTCACCCTCCTTGGTATTGTTCATTTCAAGAACATGTCCAGCTGATGTTGTCTGAACATAGTTCTTTGGATATCGTACTCTTATGGTAGGACTATCGTTCTCTTGATTAGTACCACCTTGAAATAAATTAACGTCAGCCATTAGTAACCTCCGTATTGTGGTGGACTGCTAGGTGGACTTGCAGGTGGTGAACTTGGTGGAGTTGACGGTGGTGTGGGAGTTGATGGATTCACAGGTGTTGTAACTGGAGGAGTAGTAGTTGTAGTATCATCAGTTGGTGTAGGTGTACTTGGAGTTACAGTAGTTGTAGTGGTAGTTGGTTCAAGAGTTTCAGTAGTTTCCTCCTTAACTTCTCCTACCAACATTGGGTGTCCAACACAGTCTATGTAGGTTTGAAGTGGTAAAATATTAGTCTCTTTGATCTGTCTAGGTCCATTATATGCATAGATTGGAATAACTTTTCCACCAGTACCAGTAGGAGGTTGGTTGATAAGTCCTCTGTCTATGATAGTAGGTTTAACAAATCCAAGAACCTTTTTATTGATCTTGGGTTCTACAAGAGAACCATTCTCATCTACAGTAACAGTACCTATTTCTTGTTCTTTAGAACCTGCTCCGATAACGATGACTGGATTTACATACTTACTACCAACATTGTCCATCTTAACATTATCAATAATAGGAATAAGGTCACCACACTTGGCATATATTGCAGTTGCTTCCTCTGGGAATACTAACTCTGGATATTTTTCATTAAAGTTAAGTGTGAATTGATATCCTGATTTAGTTTCAAGTATGACACCAGACTCTAAATTGACATTCCAAGATGGATCTATAGTAGCAAACGTCATCAGATCATTACTAAAGTTAGTATCAACTACTTGCAGAACATCTGGTTTTGTAGGATCTACAGTTCCATTGGCATATTGAACAAGCATTAGATTTTCACCATCATCTAGATTGTTGATTATGTCACCTTTGGGAACTGTAACAATATACTGTTCTTTAGGGCAGAATGTTGTAGCTGGATCAAATCCATATCCAATGCCAGGATTAATAACTTTGATTGAATCTACCTTACCATCAATGATGACTGGTTTCAATACTGCACCACCACCCTCAGGTTCATTACAAGTGAACTGAGCTCTGACTTGTGCTTCTAAACCAACATTACTTCCCTTACGCTTCATAAAGACACCAAGTATCTGTCCTATGTCATCCACAATAGGCAATGCTTTGATTGGACTGGTTGATTTGAGATTATCCCATACCAACTCAGGGAAGCATGGTTTCTTATTAAGGATGCTGTTAGAACAGTTAACAGTAGCAGTGCTTATATTACCATTACTGTCATAGAAATTCAAGCTCTCAAACTTCTCTAAAGGACCTCCCGTCTTGAATGACTTCTCTGAAATACCAGAGTTCTTACCTATGACAGAGTCAAGAGGATATCTAACACCAGTTTTTGTATCAAATATTTGCTTCTCCCCGTTGCCACTCACGAACGGTACAAATCCTTTCTTAGGTTTACCATTACCAACTACAGCACCAGAATTGGGTGGTTTGAATGGATACTGTGCAATTTGTTCCTGTTTTGCATCGTTACCTTTCTTCTTAGCACCAGTGCCAACCTCAAATACAGATGCACCAATAGCACATGATACTTCACCATCACAGAATAGATCTATAATATCAAATACTTTGCTCAATATATTTTGTATCTTATCGGCAGCACCCTTGATAGAACCAGTTATACCTTTAAGTATACCCATGGCACCTTTTATCTTGTCCATTATTTTACCCATAATGGATCCAACAATATCCTGTATTAAACAGAGTGCAGTGTCTAATACATTTTCTAAAAGATCGCTCAATATACCTTTGATAAAGTCACCCAACTCCTCAAGCATCTGTTTGAATAGACAAGATACTAGATCACTAACATCCTTTAGTTTATCCTTGACTGCAACATCTAACTCTGGATCAGGAATACCTATTTCATTCAGACCATCTTGTACCAGTTTGTTGACATCTTCCATGACAACACCTTTGATGTTGGCAGTGAGACCTGACATCTTCCTCTGTATTCTAGCTGCGGTCTGTGATATCTTAAGATCTAAGTCTATAACTTTGCCAGTTGCTTCTTCAATATACTCTCCTATAGCATTCTGTTTGATACCACGAGAGAACTTCATAAACTCAGCAAGAGGACCTTCTAATTTTGTAGCAGTCTCTGATCCACACTTACCATTACCAACTTGGACTGTTACTTTCTTTGCATCATCCGCAGCCTTCTGTGAGGCCGAGAATTGTTCGTCTCCACCACGAGGATTTACTGTGCTACCCTCTTCTCCTTTACCACCACTTTTGGTAGATGCTGTATCTAAACCAGTATTATCGTCAGTTTCAATGGTATTACCTGTGCCTGGCACACCACTTCCTGAACTTCCATGAACTCTCTCATCATATTCAGGAGCAGCAAGTTGTGCAAATCCAGTTTCCGATCCTTTCTCAGTTCCATATGCACCTACAGGATTTTCATCACCAACAGCACCCATAACAATAGGAATCTGTGCAGCTGCACCATCCAAGAAGAAACCAATAACCCAACCGTTAATCTGTAATTGATGATGTCCTCCAATACCTGATCTTTGTGGTGATGTGACAGGCATCAAACATAATGCCCATGGTAAATCTTCTGTTGGTAAGTCAGCCTTATTAGGACTATGATACCCTACAATCCTGACTTTAACTTTGTTAGTCCAGTCCCAATCTGATGTATCAAATCCCTTACCAGAAAATACATCTAATATTTCACCACCAACATTTTCTCTTACTTCTTTCCAAAATGTGCCAGCACCATCGTTCTCAACTTGACCTATCCACCAGTTGAATCCTTCCTTACCTATAAAATTAGCGGTTGCTTCTATACTCATCCTACTATACCAGTATTACCCTCTGACATATCACTAGTCTTAGTTTGTTCAGAACCAGGACTGTCCGTAAACAGTGTTAGTTTGGTGCTCATTTGATTATTCTTGGTCAGAAACTGACGTTCGACTTTACCAATAACGTATTTACCACTGTTTTGTACGTCTAATTCTTGTTCCTTACCTTTAAATACCATCAACTCTACCACCATACCAACAGTCATCTCATTAGTCCCTACATATTCTACCTCTACTTCTTTATTATAAAATAATTTTTCTCTCAATGCAGCCTGTGATATTTGTGCTGTCATGCCAGCAGTGTATGTACCTTCAGTAAACAGTGCAGTATCAAGTACTTTAGACATATATCTTGTAGGTGCAGTCTTTTTATCGAATTTTTTATAGTATTCTGGAACTGCGTAGTTCTTATTCATCAAAGGCACGTCTTGGTAATATTTATTGATGTTAAAAGGAAATTCTTCGTACTTCATGTCCTTAACATCTAGTGTCATAACGTTATTGGCATAAGAACCCATGTTCAAACCCCTTAAAACATCAGAGGATTTTCTAACAGTCATCTTATCAACTGGTAGAATATTTTTATCCTCCTCTTCTTCTGCTTCCTCTGGTTTATGTCCAACTACAATCTTTCTAACTGGTTCTTCTCTTGCAAATGAATCATAGGACTTAAAATTATACCCCAAATTATTTTGGAAGAAACAGTAACCAGCTGATGCGTTTTTACCACCAGCAGACTCAGCAGAGATTGCTTTACTGCATAACCATTTTATTATAGTAAACGGAGCCCAGAATGGAGATATAAAAGATATTTTATTAGCAGTCTCTTCAATACTACCATCATGAGTAGTTGAAAGTCCAGTTTGCAATTGCTTTTTGAGAAGATCTTCTTCAATGATCTTACTAATTTTTTCACCTCCCCCTTTACCAAAACGTTTGGATAATTTTGTAGCAGCATTATTAATCAAATCAGGTGTGCATAATAATAAGGTAGCTTTAGATGATCCACCCTTTGTGACTCTGTCCTGTATATCATAGACTATCATATAATTTGCTATTGCATTTCCCTTATGATCCTCAAACCCAATGAACACTGGTTCCATTCCTTGAAGTGATGATACAAGACCAGTTTGACTGTCAGTTAACTGTACTTCCATCCTAATACTAGCACTTCTTATATCTTCAACGTAGTTAAGATACAATAAATGATTGAGATTTAGAGGAGGATACTCTCCTATTCTAAAATCAACTAGATTAAAATTAGATTCCGAAATGTTCATGAGAATTGGGATGTAGAAGCGTATTCGTCAAAGTATGGAGACAGTTCTATCACAGGAGCAGTTTCTGCACCTCCTTCTGGACTTTTAACTGGAGGAGTAGTTGTTGAGATTGCTGGCATTGCAATCTCTTGCCCTACCCTTTGTCTAGTTATTTCAGTGTTGTGTGTAACTAAATTTCTATTTTCAGTGATGACATTATTAGTTAGTTCATTGAGGTCTGTTCTTTGCTCATCATTCTTAGCAAAGAAGTTGTTGTGAACACTCTTCATTGCCTTGTATCCAGCTGTAGCTAACATAGCTGCAGGTGAGAACATGAGTGCTTTCTTAGCAAAACTACCCAAGTTACCAAGAAATCCACTCTTCTTATTCACATTTTGTGTGATATTTGTGTTTGAGTCACCGAAACTAATAGGCATTGGTACAACACCATCAGTACGAGTTTTCTTACGGGATCTTCCTTTTTTACTATCACCAAATAGGGATCCACTGTATCCCATCATTGGGAATGGTTCTCCATATGCATATCCATCACCCATCTTCACTATACTAGATGTTGGTAAAGCTAATTGATCCTTGACAGCTGGTAACAATGGAGTTGTAGATGCTACTGTATCACCCGATGATCCACTAAACATATTAATAATACTATCAATACCCATAGCACCATATAATACTGCCAACTCACCGAAAGACTTAGTTTTCATCTTTTGCTCTTCATTCTGCACCCTTTCTTCACTTGAAGGTGGAGCTGGTATATTAAAAGCACTACTTACTTTTTGTACCTCAGTTTTTACAATATTTGAACTACCTGGTATTGTAATTTTAGATAGTAAATCTGCTAATGCAACTGCAGCTGCCCTAGCTGGCAATGCCATTGACTCAGAGAATGCTTTTGCTAACTTATCATCTATCTTAAAGTCATCTAGTACAGCACCTGTGACCTTACTTAAATCGTTTGTTACTCCTGCTTCTGCTAATGATTTACTTTCTTGTCCTATCTGAGGTTGGAATGTACCAGTGCTATCTGGTAACATATCAATAATAGGATTACTCTGAACAATACCACCCTGTCGCATTTGTTTAGGTTGCGACTGTTGACTTGGTTTTTTAACTTCAATAGTATTAGGTGTTAGTTCATTGACGGGACTTAAATCAAATCCTTTACGGGATATTGGTTGAACATCTAATCCACCAGTATCATCTAATGACTGTAACTTTTCAGCTAATAAGAAATCTTGAAATACATCCTGTCTCCACATAGCCTTTAATATGGCATTGCGGTCTTCAACCATACCTAATAGACCACTACCTTGGTCTAACAGTTGTTCTTCAAATGAATATGATTGACTAATATTAGACATATGCTACCTCCACTCTTGATCCCTTATCAAAAGTATCAATAATCAATGTCCTTTTGATTTCTTTTGTCTCATTCTTAGCCATAGGTACAGGCACTTGTACAGTAGTTTGTATAGGTACAGGTATCATACTTGGTTGAGTTGCAATCATGTTAGAGTTCTTATCCATCTGATTTACTTGCTCATTAGAAACTATCTCTTTGTCATTTTGTATATTTGGTGGAACTATATTATTAGACATCATACCAAGACCACTAAGTGCACCTACTGTTGCACCTATCTTTGCTTTTGTCTTTTTAGATAATAGATTTAGAGCTAGATCTTTATCACGAGGTACGGGTTCCAAACCTCTCTCCATATTATTTCTTGACCTACGAGGTTGCAAGTCGTTTAAGTACTTAGTATTACTTTCATTGTTGACAAAATTAAAGTGCACCGCATCTTCAGGACCTGACCACTCAAAATTATATTTCTTACCATTCTGCAGCATCCATTCATGAGCAGGTGAACCAATAGCAATATCAAGACCCCAACCCTGTTGGTGTGGTGATGTTCCGATATCTGCAACTTGTGTAACAAGAGGATCACCAGCAGCTTGTAAATCTAACAACTGTTGCTGTTGGTCTGGAGTTCTGAATGAGGAATTGACACCTGAGGTTAAATCAACACCATCAAGTGCAGCAGCCCTAATTGCCTTTTGCCATGCAAGTTCAGTTGGATTATTCAATATAATATCGTTTCCAAATCTATCCTCACCATTACCATCACTCGGTATCTTTACCTGCTCTGAACCATCACTAACTATATTTGCTTTATTCTGGTTCTTTGCTAATTCTTTTGCATCTATCTCTGCTTTTATTTCTTCAAATGATTTTTTAGATTTTCTTCTCTTTGCAACTCTAGACTCACCATCACTATTTACTGCTTCCTTTAAACTCGTTTTCTCTATAGATTCAAGATCAAATTCTTTTTTAGTTCCACTAGAATTTACTGGTGTGTCAATCACCTCTTCAATATTCTCTTCTTCTTCAGTGGAAGTAGAGGTAAATGTGATTGGTTGTTCTAGACCAAGTGAGAATGAAGTACCATCACCTGCATCTGATATATTAAAGATAGATGCTAGTCTATTTGCATCACCTAATACAGAAGTTTTTCCTGGTGATGATGGAAGTCCAGATAAAAAATCATATGATGTGCCTATGAACATTTCAGCACCATCTTTGTATATCAATGCAATAAGATCACCCAACTCATCCACTGGAACCACTATTTCAGCCCCATCTTCCCCTATAATAGTTTCTGTTGGTTGTGCAAAGATGTTAGTTGAGCTCTCTTGCTCTTTAGCCTTCAAAGGATTCAATCCGAAACCTGTGAGAGGAAATAAAAATAATGCACCTAAACCTGATAGTACTTGCATAGGATCTATATTAATCTGTGGTAAACTAAGCTGTGGTAAGCTAAATCTACCAAAAAAATCAGAAAGACCTTGATAATTAAAAATATCATCGCCAGGAGCGTCAAATGTTTGACCACCATTAACCAGTTCTGGAGTTGGACTTACGGGTACAAGCTCTCCCTGTGGTTGTAATGCTGGTTCTGGTTCCTTTACTGGTTGTCTTTCAAAATCTTTTATATCATTCGCACCTTGATCCCGTGGTTGTCTCTCTGGTAAAAGAAGAGGTTGTGGTTGAGAAGGTTCTTCTTCTCTTTCTTTCACTTTCTCTGGTAAGAAGAGAGGAACAGGTATAGGAACGCCAACACCAGTTGGATTTGGTCTTCTTGGATTTCTTCTCGTTTTAGTTGGTTTTGGATCATCAGGTGGGATTATTCCTGATCCTAATCCATTTGATATTATATTTCTTACACCGATATGAAATCTCTTTCTATTTCTTAAGTACGTTAGATATTTGAGCTCAGTGTCTAACAACGTATCCATCGAGGCTGCAAATTGTTCCCCTACGTTTAGGACTGATAGTTGTAGCTTTTCTTTTGAGTTAGACATTAGCGACTACGACGTTGCTCTTCTATTCGCTCTCTTTCTTTTTGGAGGTGAGCAGATAACAGGTTAACATAGACATCTCGTTCCCAAGGAATCATATTGTCAATATCTGTCAAGCTATATTTATGGTGTTGAACCAGAGAAAAATTAGTTTGATAGAAAGTCATCAAGCCCTCATGGAAGAGGGCTATGCGAAAAAATCTGCTAAACCTTCTATCTTAATCTCATTTACCTTCTTAGTCTTAGGATTTGTAACGTTAAGTGTATGTCTAAGAGTTGGCATTGTATTAAAGAACTCCTGTATCATTGAGAACTGAGCGTTAGTTAAAGTCTCTACCCAATCTCTAGCTTCTTTAAAAGTAAACTCTCCACTATCTTCAGTGCCAACATATACTCTCTTGATACATTGAGCAACTAAATCATAGGCATCTACCTTTTCTTTAGCAAAATTAACCTTAGTAAAGTATTCTAAGTTTGGATACTTCATCTCTAAAGTAATGTCATCAGTCAACTTAAGAACGTTTTTATGTCCTTTGGGGAAGAAGACCTTAACATCATCTACCATAAATGATATATTAACCTCTGTCTCTCCATCATCAGGACATCTTACTTTCATCTCAATCTCTTCACTGATTGATCTTGCACGAACTTGTAAGAAAATATATTCTATGTCAAACAAAGCCATATCCTCTATCTTAACTTTCGTAGTGATGATACAGTTTGATAGTATAGTTTTGATTGAATCCAAGATCTGTTCTTGATCCTGAGACTCCATGGCAATGATTAATGCTTTTTGCTCCTTAACAAGGAACGGACGGTATTTAATTTTCTTTTTACTAGAGGGCACCGTCAACGTATACGTTGGCGTAACAATTTCAGGTAATGGCATAATTTATTCAGTGGTGTTTGCTTGAATTAAATGACTGTACTCATAGTAGAAACCAACAGTAACTTTCACAAGTTGTGCAGCTCCAGCTGAGTAAGGTATAGACGATACAGTATAAGGATAAGCTTTAGCAAGTCTCGCATGAAATCCTACTTTATAGTCTTTCTTATCACCTTGTTCAGGTGTATCAATACCATATTTTTCTAACTTATGTATAAGTATATCACAAGTGTAGTCATTATAGTATCTTTGTGCATATGTCAGGTGTTGATACTTCGTAAGAGCATTCTCTTGACTGTATGCAAATTGTGGATTTTCTATTCCACCCATAATATAATCTTGCCATGATCTAAAGAAGATTAATGGCATTGATTCAACATCACAATAGAAACTGACATCAAGTTCGTTATATACTTTAGATGTAGCCATCTTTTGAGTTATACCTTTCTTAGGTTGAGTCAAATCATGTGATGAGTATGTAACACCAGGTAGTTGAATTTCATTACATAGAAGATTCAAATTAACAATATCATCTCCAGTGTCAGTACCAGTGAAATTATTATCAGCAAGATACTGTCTCATACCACCTTCACCTGCATCAATACTAAATTGATAAAGGTTAGACGAAGATATACCACCAGATCTAGTTAAGATCCTTTCTTTAAACTCTTGTATTCCAATAGCTCTTGGCATAAATATTAAATATGGTGTGACCATCTTTATTTATCATGGCTTACAAAGGTAAATACACGGTAAGAAATTACCGAAAATATAAAGGAGATCCTACACAGGTAGTGTTTAGGTCTCTCTGGGAAAGACAATTCATGGAATGGTGCGATACAAACACCACTGTGCTTGAATGGTCTAGCGAAGAATTCATTATACCGTATAAAGATCCAGTTGCAAAGAAGTGGAGACGATATTTTCCCGACTTCTATTGTAAAATTAAGGAGATAGATGGAAAGATACAATCGTATCTGGTAGAGGTAAAACCTTCAAAACAGGTTGCTCCTCCAAAGAAACAACAAAGGAAAACCAAACGTTACATAACGGAGGTACAAACCTATGCCACCAACACAGCAAAGTGGAATGCAGCAGAAGAGTTCTGCAAAGACAGGCTCTGGCAGTTCAAAATCATCACAGAGCATGAACTCCAGATTCGACAGTTTAGTGCAAGACCTAAAAGGAAAAAAAATTACTAGATCTAAATTACGAGACGAAGTATTCAATATATTGTATGATGACTCCACAGATAATCCATCTATAGGTAAGTATTATATCTTTGAATATGATCCTAAATTTAAAGATCAGCTAAGAGAGTGGGATGAATTCCCTCTGATTCACATAGTAGAAATGAAAAAGGGTAATATACTGGGTGCAAACATACATTACCTTAATAAAAACGCTCGATTACGTGCTATAAATAATAAAAAGTTTCCTGCGTCCACCCTACATTATTATATTCCGAAGAATGCAGATCGCATTTTCTTTGAGGTTCAAGAAAACGAAGTACCAGTGTTAAGTCAACTACCCATAGAAAAATTTCATCGTAATAGATAATGGCTGCTCCCAATACAGTACAAATACCTGAGTCCTTAGAATATCCACTTGGGATATCTAAGATCCCTTATGCTTCATATCTCAATATTAAAAAATATGAGTATCAAGAGGGATTAAAGAAAGTAGCAACAAATCAAAACGATGCACTAGGATCTGTACAAAGATCACTAGTATTAAAGAACTTAGTGAATGGTGTTAGTAAGACAGCTGCAGGTTTGTATGGTAGTTTTGGTAATGATATTGACCAATCTGCAATAAGTCAGAACGAAAGAATTAAGAATCCTAGAAAAGCGAGAGGAACGGGGGTCAATCCAAAAGAGATAAGTCAAGGTGATGAAGAAATTATACTTCCAAATGGAAAAACAACAACTCTTAATAAATTATTAGGAGATAAAAGTGAGAAGTTAGAAAAAAGAGAGGCTGGTTTGCAGGCAAGTCAATTAAACGTGGCTATGCCAGATGACTATCAATATAGCTATGGTGCTGATTGGAATAATAAATTCAAGATGGGGACTCTAGCACTCGCAGCAGATAATTTTGCACAATTTGGTTTATTAACTGCAGCTGGTGGTGTTGCAGGTGGAGGACTACAGTTCGCATTAAGTAGACTTGGAGGTAAATTAGGTCAAAAAAGTGGTGGTGGTAATAATCCTGTTGGTGGTGTATTGAGTGCAGTTGGAGCAAATCCTGCAGATTATGCTCAGAAAATAGCAGGTGGAGCTGCATTTGCAACTAACCCATATGGTGTGAATGGTGAAATAAACATGAAAAACATTGCTGGTTTATCTGGTCTTGCACCAAATGAGAATGCTATCCAGATGTTTCAGTCCATGGAAATGAGAAAATTTGATTTTACTCTTGCTTTTGCTGCAAGGGATGGAATGGAATCAGAAGAGATCCAGACTATTATTGAATGGTTTAAACGTGGTATGCATCCTGGCTCAAAGAATGGTAGAGGTAGTGCAGTTACCCTTACATTCCCAGACGTATTTGTATTGGAACCTAGATTTGTTCCCGTTGATGCTAGTGAAAATGGACTACGTGAACCTGTTATTGGAGATCCCATACAACATCCTATGATGCCTAAGACTAAACTATGTGCATTGACATCACTATCTGTAAACACAACTCCAATGAGTAAATTCCAGACAGTGTTTGATGGATCTATTCCTCTAGTTACTGTTACCTTACACTTCATGGAGACAACTGCACTTACACGTGTGGACTTTGAAGGTTCTAGAAAACGTACTGGTAAAGGTGATAGCGGTGGATTCAATAGGTCATCACTTACAGATAATCAACCTGAGATAGTATTCTAATGTTACAGCAATTACCAGACGTATTATACAATTTTGGAAAGTCACAGATAGACCAGAAATATCTTGTTGCTAAAAATTTGTGGCGAAGAGCTGAGATCATAGAGGAATATAAAACATCACTTACTATATTTGATGAGTATATTGTTCAGAATGGTGAGAGACCAGAAGATATTGCATTGCACTTATATAAAAATCCTTTTTATAATTGGACTATACTTATCATTAACGATATAGTTAATTACCATGAGCAGTGGCCTAGAACTCAAAAACAATTAGAAGAGTATGTTACCGAGAAGTATATACCAACTGATGCTGAACCTAATCGAGGTCCTCTGTCTACCAAGCATCATATAACTACAGAACTTAGGGATGCTTCAAATAATATTATTGTACCTGCAGGTAAAGTAGTGCCATCTAACTTTTCAGTTAGTTACTTTAATGGATCTGTTTTAGTATCAGCAAATCCTGTTGTGTCTATAACTAACTATCAGTATGAAGAAGAACTCAACTCTAAGAAGGAGAAAATACAAATAGTTAGACCAAATTTTATTGAAGATTTTGTTGGTAAATATTATTACATTATTGCTAGAGGAAGGAAGACGCAAGTAGGATCGAGTACGTCTGACATATCCATGGGATAAAAAAAGACCCCCGAAGGGGTCTTATTTTTTTAGTCGTCTTGTGCTAGTTTAGCAAAATAAGATAGGGTATCATCTTCCCCGTTTTCGGATGGGGGTGCACTTCTAGCGAGTACAGGTTCGGGAGTGGCTTCTTCCTCAAATTGTTCTTCCTCCACTTGTGCAGAGTAATTACCTTTAAGAGTTCTCTCCAAACGTTCCTTAAGATCTTCATATGATTTGAATTGATCATCAGCAGTAAATGCTGCTAGACTGTGCTGTTGTTTCCAAATACCCTCAAGTTCCTTATCGCTAAAGTCCCCAAGTGTTGAAGATGCATCAAACTCCGACTTGTCGTAGTTCCAAAAACCTGCAACCTTAGTGATTTTGAGTTTAAAATCAGCACCCTTCCAGAAATCGAAAGGATTGATTGCTGTCTCATCCTCAAAGGCAGGTCTCATGCTCTCCATTATTTTATCAAATATCTTCTTACCATAACGGTATAAGAAGACTTTACCCTCGTTCTCAGGGTTTGCACTATCCTTCACAACATAGATGTTGCTGTAATAGTTTAACTTACGTTTCTGATTACGTGCTTGATTGCGTTCTGCAGATCCTTCACCACCAGAATTCCAGAGTTCCCTGTTCAAGTCAGAAACAGGATCCTTTTTGCCTAAAGTTGTTAAAGAGTTTTCAATATACCATCCACCTGGACCTTGGAAGGCATGTGTCCATACTTGTGCCCATGGGAGGTCTTCCCCATTGGGTGCAGGTAAAAATCTGATTACAGCGTAACCATTGCCTGCTTTGTCTACCTCTGGTTTCCAGAGACGCTCATCAGGACCTGACTTCTCAGTTTTATTTAAGTTGTCAGCCTTAGAAAGCAAGTCCTGAAAAGAGGACTTCTTAAGTGAAGCAAAAGACATTCGTATTCTCCGTATTTTGTGTACTATGTGTATTAAAAGGGAGGTTGGATTCCTGTATACCAACAAGAGAAGGGCATTTCTACAGATTAGAAAACTTCTCTGCCTGAGTTCCGACTGGTAAGTCGATTCTATCTTGCGATAGCAGCACCACCTGTAACTCATCACCTTAACCAGCTATATGCCAGTAAGTTTATTCAGTCACTCCCACAACCACCCGTCGGTGGCATACTATTTATTATAGCAGAACAAGAAAGAATTGACAAGCCCCTCTGCTTTCTCTTTGCCAAACTTTCCTGACAAATACCCTCCGACAGGATCTAACCGTGTCATATAGGCATCAAAATCCTTATATGTCTCTGTTGCATCCAACCCACTTGGTTGTGCTTCGTCTATAATATGCTTATACCACAACAGATATGTCTTGAACATCGGAAGGTAATCATCTACCTCATCTGCACTGCAGTATCTTACGTAAATGTTCTTCGAGAAATGATTACCCATCTCAAAGAACCTATATTCTTTTTCTGCGTATGGTAAACTCTCTACCTCATACACATAGTTCTCTACTGGATGTTGAAAATCGAAAACAATAATTACCTTATTTTCGCTAAATCCCATAAGATCCATACCAAAACAGGGAAGGTTACTCCCAGTTTTAGGGTAAAGAATGTTATTGTAGATAGAAGAAGTATCGTCCCAGATGTCAACTTCCCTTGCTTTGATAAAGTGCTCATGTGTGTACACCGTTGCTGTTAGGTTTGTACCTCTCTTACCTTTCCAATCTGCCCAAAGAGGTGTTGTTTTTTCAAAATCAGGAAATGTTTCCCATAATGCATTCCTGTAGTTCTCCCACAGGTTAGTTTTCATAGTCATGTGGCATATAATCAGGACATAATAAAGCACCCGCAAGTGCTGACGCAGACTTGTTGTGGCTGCACAATTTGTTCATCCAAATCCTTTCATTCAATTCTACCGTCCCATCGGTAGATATCATTCTACAACAGATATCCACTATACGGTTTCTGTAGTTTTGACTTAACATATTTAATATCCTCATCATTGTCTCAGTGTGGATTATAAAAAATCAAGGTGCAAGTGATAGCAACAATTAATATGATTGCTATTCCAGTAATAATTAAATGCATGTGATTATTTAGATAATTCTTCGATCATTTTCTGCACATTGTCACGAAGTTTGTCATAAAATGTGTGATTTATATCATTTGGAGACAGTCCTACCATCCTTGCAGCGTTCTGTACCTGTTCCACCATTTTCCTTGCATCTGGATCCTCAGATAATGTAACACGCATGTACATGGTCTGTTGTAGATCTATCAATTCTATCATTTTGTCCAACTGTTCCTTTTTCTGATCAACTGAGAGGAGTAATCCCATCTTATTGATCTCTAAGTAAAGATCTTGCATTCTCTGCAATTCTTCTTGAACTATACTAGAAGTAAAGAAAGTCATACGTACTGTGCTTTGATGATACTCTTATATTTACCCTTGTCTACTTGTAGAAAAGGTTCATACTTTACTACCTTGTTACGAAGTGGCTTCCAGACTATCTCATCTTTGATTGTTTTATCAAATTGTGGGATATATTGGAAGATCTTGTTGAAGATTGTAAGTGTTTCTATACATATCCTACCACCTAGATGTGCTTTTATCAAGGGGGGATGAACTAATGTTACAGAAAACAGATCATCAAAGTTCTCGTATTCCTCACGTAATGTCTCACAATCTTCTTTGAACTTATAACTTAGCGATTCTTTGCGTTTGATATACTCAGCGTAATTCTTGGCACCCTCTCTAACAAGAGTTGCAGGATATACTTTGTCTTCTTCTATAAAATTAGCTACAAAAAATTCGCGTAGCTCGAAGTCCTTGAACTTCCTTGAGAGTTTGACAAAAAAGAACTTATCTCTTCTTTGGTCAAAAGAAACCTGTGATGCCTTAGCATTTCCACCATATTGGAAATAATCGTAACTGTCGGAAGTAAAATGAAGTTTCAGAGCAAGATACATCTTGTAAACTTCAAATCCTGTCATAACTTCAAAATGCCACGTGTGGTTCTTTTCATGAAGTTTAGACGCTGTGCATCATACTTTAATTTTTCTTTTAATGGTTTAGATATCAACTTATTGATACCATCCATTTCTATATTCTTATCTTCACAGAATTGTACTACTGCTTCGATGTAATTTAGATTAGAATCCTTGACAATCTTCTCTATCTCTACCGAGAACTTGGCAGAGGTCATAAATTTATCCTCGAATATATCGTCAATTTTACCAGTGGCCATGTGCTTCTCTGTAGGCATCAATGTACTCTTTAAGTTTTCGAGCATACATAAACTTGTCATAAATTTCAAATACTTGTGGTTCGCCTGTTTCGCAAGCGATGATAGTAACGAGTTTCTTAACTTGTAGGTTAGTCAACTCTTGAAACATTATAGCATAAGCTGTCTCTTGTGCAAAGTAGTCGTGTATCCATTCTTCACGTTTTACTTTAGTAGAGGTCTTAAAGTCTATTATTGCAAGTTCTTCTTTATACTCGGCAATACAATCTACACGTCCTGCAAGTCTCAATAGTTTACTGTGTAATGGGGCTTCGAGAGCATGTATATTGTTAATACTATCTAGGTGGGGTTTGATTTGATAAAATAACCCCATGGATAGTACATCATCCTTATATTTGCTTATATCTTCATTACTAAGGTATAGTTCACAAAGTTTGTGGCACTTATTACCTCGTGTGGATGCACGTTTTGATATCTTATTTGCTTCTTCATCACCAACTCTCTTTCTCCACTCCATGATAGACTTCTTTTTAGAATGTCCTATCACAGTTGTGACGGAAGGGTAGGACGTACCATCGACTAGATACGTTCTACCCTTCTTTGTAGTTGTTGCTTTTAACTCAGGAAAGTTATGTATATTTAAGTGGTTAAATTCCAAGGTTTATCTTGCTAATCAAATAAGATTTGACTAGACCAGATCTTACGATATCGTCAATGCCAAATTCAATGCTTTCAAACTCATCCATGTCGTCAATAATTTTCTTGAAGTCCATGATACCAGTTTTCTCGTGTGCTTTCTGTAAGTCAGTCTGTGCAGCATCACCTGCAAAGATAATCTTACTGTTCACACCTAGTCTTGTTATTATACTATCTAATTCGTGAAAATTCAAGTTTTCAGACTCATCAACCAAGACTATACTATTATCTATGGTAGTTCCACGGATGAAACTTGTAGACCAGAATGATATAGT